CCCTAAATACTTTTAATCCTGTAACAACATCACCAACTTTTATTTCACCAGCATTTGTATCAAAATCATCTTCTGTAAATGGTCCTGAAAAAATAACACTATGTGTTGAATTAGACATTCCACCATAAAACATATGATTAGCAAATGATTTTACAAATTTAGGATTAGTAGGTGCAGTTCCACCACCTGTTGCATTTATAATATCTTCAGAATAACTCGTATCTAATGTAAATGCTGCAGCTTCTCCAGTTGCAATTATAATTTTATTAGTTCCATTATAATTATATTTATCAAAATCATAAGTATTTGCTGTTCCTTTACTTGTTGCTCTAGATGTCCAAGATCCACTTGTTGTTCCAGTAGAAACTGTACCACCTCTAGCTGCAACTATAATACCATTAAAGATTGCAGACATTTGGACTCTTTCTGTAGAAGCAGAAACTTGAGGTACTATTGTAGAATTATATAATGTAGTACCATTTAATCTTCTATATCCACCTTCAACTGATGGTTCAAAATTAGTTAGCTGTAATGCTTCACCAGGCTGCATATTATATACATCCTTATTAAGTATTAATCCACCACCGCAACTTGCTGTGTATGGAGCTATTGCTGAAGTATCTGCCATTTAATCTCCTAAGATACTACTCTAGTACCTAAATTTGTTGCAATACTTTCTGATATTACATCAGTTCTCATATAGTCTGCTGAGTGAGTACCATAATCTAATTTTAATAATTTTAATTTTCTTTGATAATCTCTATCTGCTAGTTGTGCATGTTCAGGATCTGATCTTAACATATATACATAGTATTTAGCTCTATCAACTATTATTGAACTAAATCTATCAGGTAATCCCATGTTATCACCATGTGCAGATAAATCTGTATGTGTTTTATAATAATCATAACTTACTGTATATTCACCTTCACCTGGTATAGGACTTAATATAAATGAACTATAATCAGGTTTTCTAATTACTTTTGTAGGTTTACCATATGCACTACTTTGATTAACATCATCAGCAGGTTTATTAATTTGTAAGTATGTATCATATGTAATATATGCTAATTTACTAGGTGTAATATCACTTCTAGAAACTCTTATATAATCTACATCTAATTGTACACCATCTGACTCTACATATACATAAGATGTTGTTGCTGTAGCAGTAAAAGTTGTATCTAAAATATTACCTTCACCAAAATTAGTTACATCAATTGTTGTATTTAAATTTTGTGTTCCACCTGCAGAAGTTCCTACTCTTACTATTAAAGCACTAGAAGAACTATTTGGACTAAGGACTCTAACTTGTATTTTATAAGTTTTATTTTTTACAGTTGAAATAGATTGATAAGCTGCTGCATCATTTAAATTTAATCTACCATTTCCACTACTTGTATGCGATGGAGAACCATCACCAGTAGTCCAACTAGTTATATTAGAAGCAAATTCTCCATTAGTAATTAATTCTGTTGGCTTTAAAAAAAAAGACTCAAAGTCTACTCTACGCATATCTGATGGAAAGTCATATTCTCCATCACCCGTAGTAAGAGCTTGAGTCGTTGTTGTATGTAATAGAGGAAGTTCAGCACCTTCATTATAAATATCATGAATAGATTTATTTATAAAATCTTTAACAGCTGTTTGAATACCTCTACTACTAGAGAATGTAGTTGAAGTCATTTCAACTTCATTTAATTCTCTTAAAATTCTATTTGATAATACTAAGTAAGTTGTTGCCATTATTTTTTCTTTTTACCTGGTCCTATATTTATAGGTATAATTTTAAGTTTATTTTTTTTAATAATTTTAGTAATTCCTGGATAATCTTTAGCTTTACCTTTATAAAGTAATCCACCTTTACCAAAATGATCTTTAACTTTATCATTTTTAGCAACTTTAATATTATTATTAGTTTTATTAGAATAGTTTTTCTTTTTATTACTATCAGTTAAAGACATTATTCTTCCTCTTTGTTAATATTATCATGTACTGAATGTTCGTACTTAATTAATAATTGTTTAATTCTAGATTCAGCACTAGATAATTGCTTTTGTAAATCTGTAATCTGCTCTTTAAGTGCAGAGTTATCAGATTTGTATTCTTGAATTACTTCAAGTAGTTGACTTTTCTTTTGAAAGGTCATTTAGTAATTTAACAATCTTATCTAATTTTTCAGATTGTAAATTTACCTTATTCTCTAAATTCTGTACCCTTATCTCTTCTTGAGAAGGAATAACTTTTTGACCTGTACTTGCATTAGTTTTTTGTCTTAAATCATATGTAGCCATTTTATTCTCCTAATTAATAAGGGGTGTTTATTAAGGGGGATATAAATACCCCCCTTAAATTATTTATTATTATACTGCCGTATCGTGTTGTGTACTTGTGTTTTGATCAGATTCATTAATACCTGATACATCGCACATAATAGCCCAAACACGGATTTTGCCCGCACTTGAAGCTGCACTTAATACTAATACGTCAAGAGTGTCTGCTGCTGCTGCTACGTGTCTTGCTGTAGCTGTTAGGGTTGAATACCCTGTAGCATTAGTGTCTCCATCTGTATAAATATCAACATCTCCACCTGTGATTCCAAGATCAAGAGTTACTGAACTTGAACATGCTGTAATTACTTCAATTCCAGCTTCCATGATCACTGTCTCTGCAGGTATGTCCATAGCTTGAAGAACATCATTTTGTGCTGCTCCTGAATCGCCATTAACTGCTGATACGTCAATTGTGTTTTCTACTAAGTAAGGTGTTCTGCCATTAGACGGATGTCCAGCAGTACCACCAGCACCTGTTACATTGTAAGTTGCCATAGTCTATCTATTATCCTCCTAATTAACCTATTGTTATAACGCCAGAGTAAACTGCATCTGATCTTAGAATTTTTCTTCCAAAAACATGTAGTCCTCTAACGATGTCTGAGAATGAATCAGGGTCTCTGATAAGTTCTGTTTTCGCAATATGATTTGCCGTAGCAACTGCACCTTGGTGCCCATAAAGGAAAGCATATTCATTAGAACCTGCTGATCCAAAAGTTTTAGATGAAGCTGCTCCACTTGAAACCGCAATTGCGTTTGTAGAGTAAAGTCTAAACCCAAATAAAGGTCTATCTGTTACCATACCATTTCTCATAGATGATGCTCCACCATCTGCCATTACTGATTGGTCCATAATTTTAGCACCTGCTTTTCTCAATTGCTTGTAAAAAGCTGGTGGTGCAACGAACCATCTGTTTTCTTCTGGTACATCATTACCATCAAGAACTGTCTTAGCAGCTGATATAACATCTGCTAATGTGTCTACAGCAGCATCTCCATCAATTGGCGAACCGTCTGTTCCAGTGTTCGCAGCTGATGTTGCCGCATTGTCATAAATGTTTTTTAAAACATTGTAGTCATAGTTTCTCTTAAGTGAATAAGCACCTGAAGAAGTTGCAAGAGCTTCCCAATTTACGTGTGATTGTCTTTCTTCGATATCGTCTACTTTAAACGCAAAGTATGAACCTTGGTCGACAGTAAGTTGTAACTTATCATCTGCCAAAGTTTGTGTGTTTACAGTTTGACCTCTCGCATAATCACTTACAGTAATTGAAGGCTCTTTCACGATATTTACCGTGTCGCCAAAATTTTCAATTTCTCCAGCGTAATCAGTGTTAGTAATATCTTCAACAACTGATGCACGTCTGAAAAATTTTTGAACCTTTTGACTATATACCGCTGGTACCCAATTTCCCGAAGGTAAATTTTGATAACCAGACGCTAGTCCCATAGTAGCCATAGTGTTTGTCTCCGATTATATAGTTATTATTATTATTAAGGTTGGATTCTACCTTCTCTTACAGCTTTGTCGATTTCTTCTTCGTATTTCGCATACTCATTAACAGTCATTTTACTAATTTCAGCGTTAGACCAAATTTTCTTTTTGGGTAACTCTGTCTCAGTAGCTTTAGCAGTTTTTGTTATAGCTTTAGCTGCTTCTTTCTTAACAGCTGTTTCCTGTTTTTTTGATAGTTTGCTAATACCAGTATCCATCTTATATAAGTCAATAGCTCTTCCAGCTAATGATGCGTTAGAAGTATTTTCATACAACCAACCTTGTATAGTAGGATCTTGTTTAGCAGCCCATTCATGAAATTCATCTTTTTGACGAATATCTTTATAGTCAGGATGTACTTTTAACAATTCCACTTCAGCTTTTTCTCTACTAATTTGTTCTTGTTGAACTTGAAGATTTTGGTATTTATCCTCCATCTCCTTTGCTCTAGTATCAGCTTTTGTCATAGCTATGGTTTCAACCATATCATATACATCAGGATACTCTTTTCTCCAAGCCTCTAATTCTTCTTTAGACTTAGGTGGAACAAACTGTTTAGATGATTGTTCAAGTTGAGTTCTTAAAGTACGAACTTCATCTTTATGCTTTCCAAGTGTAGAATCATAGTGTCTTTTCAAATCGTCATAACGTTTCTTAAAAACACGTTCTTCTGCATTTTCAGGGCGTTCAGTTGAAGGAGTAGCTTTACCATCTGAGCTTGCAATTTCTTCTGATGCTTCAGTGTCCTTTTGAACGGTTGCTGTTTCTGCTTGTTCTCTATTAAACTTTGCTAATTCACCTCTTGCAAATGCTTCAGTTTCAGCATCGTCTGTTTCTTCACGTGTCTTACTATAAAGTTTTGCTTTTGGTTTCTTAAAAAGTTTAGGTTTTTCAGTTTTAGTTTCTTCTTTTGTTTCTACTGTTTCTTCAGAAACTTCAACTGCCTTGTTTTCTTCATTTTCCATTTTTATTTTCCTCTTAGGTTGAGTGCCTTATGGATAAGGGTAGCTCACTTCCATAATTTGTGGGCTGATACTAGACTGTTTCTGTTCCTTCGTCTATAGCTTGTATATCTGAAGGCATGTCATCAGACTGTTGAGTCATCATACCTGTAGATTCAGTTGCCGTATCAGGTGGCACATTAGTATTATCTGGCTCTTGACCAGACAAATCGGTTATGAAATTTTGCACTGCTAGTCTTTCATCTCCACCATATATCTTCATAGCATAAGCTTTAATAGCTGATATTGGTAAAGATACTACATCTTCTTCGCTTGTAAATTGATCTATTAGGCCACTAGCTTCAGGTGCAATCTTCTTTAAAATAGCTGCATTACTTGGACCTAATAATCCATCTAATTGTGCTATTTCTGTTTCATTTAAATTCTGTATTCTTTCGTCTATATTTGGATCTTGTGTTCTTTCAGGTGCAGGTCTTTCTGCCATTGGTGCAGGTGCTTGACCACCTTGTGTCTGACCTTGACCTAGTCCTGACATATCAGGTGCATCAGGTAATTTTGGTGTTCCACCCATTAAACCTGTTGTAGTTACTTGTCCACTTTGATCAATTGCCATTATGCTTTTCTCCAATTTTTAAGATTTAATTCATTGTATTGTTTATCACTAACAAATTTTCCAATTAACCAACATGTAGGTTCTCCTATACCTGCGTATATTCTTCCGAGTAAATCAAATTTACTTTCACCTAATCTCCATGCTATATCATTAGCTCTATGTTGTGCAATATGTTTCCAAATTTTTCTATATAGTGGATATTTTTTCATATGTTTTACAGTTGGTATTGCCCAAAATAAATATCCTTTAACATGACTTTTAGTTAAAGTTTTAAATGTAAATCTTGTATCTCTTACCCAATCAACAGTAGAC